AAGAGGAAACAAAAAAAAAGCATTTCAAAACCTAACTAAAAAAGAAAGAAGAATCCTAGTGATTGGAGACTTACACGCTCCCTTTACGCTTGAAGGATATCTTGAGTTCTGTATGGAAAACTACGCACGATACAATTGTAATCAGGTAATATTTATAGGAGACATAATAGACAATCATTACTCAAGCTTTCATGCTACTGACCCAGATGGATTGGGTGGTGGTGATGAACTTGAGCTGGCTGTAGAGGATGTAGCCAGATGGTATGAGGCGTTTCCAAAAGCAGATGTAATGATTGGTAATCACGATAGAATGATAATGCGTAAAGCATTTGATTCACAAATACCAAAGCGTTGGATTAAAAGTTATAATGATGTGCTAGGTACACCCAAGTGGAATTGGGTAGAAAATATTGTCTACGATGATGTTTTGTTTGAGCATGGTGAAGGTAGTCAAGCTGCAATGAAAGCAAGAAACAATATGATGTCATCTGTTTGTGGACACACACACACCTCTGCATATGTTCAATGGTATGTAGGTAAAAAGTTTAGAGTGTTTGGTATGCAGGTAGGATGTGGAATAGATGCGAAGAGTTATGCTGCTGCATACGCTAAAAATTTTAAACGTCAAGCCATAGGTTGTGGTGTAGTAATTGGAGGACACACAGCGTTCAATTGCCTAATGAATTTGTAATGAAACAAAAATATTTTGAATTTTTAATAGTTGCTATAATTAATTATTTAATTATCTACGGGCTCTTCTTGCTAATCTTCTAGCTCTTCTCTGAGATATTCTCCTTCTGCGTGCAGTTCTAGGATGTATACGGTTAGGCAAAGCATCAGGGTTTGATGTTTCTTTTTCAAACTCTTTAGCGAGCTCTGGGTTGTTGGCGTACATCCAACGACGTTGTGCTTTACTTTTAAAGGGCATCTAATCTCTTTTTAATCTATCTCGTATTTGTTTTCTAAACTTTCTGACTGGTTCACGTAATCTTTGTTTAGCTTTTTTAAGAGCTGGATTTGTAAACTGTGTTCCTCCTGTAGATGGAATATCTACACCGCTGTCAGATTCTTCGTCAGGTCTATAATAAGGAGAGACACCTAGCGCATCATATACATCATCAGCTTTAAACTCAAAGTCTTTAAATGCGTTATATAAACCAAAGAACGGGTCAGCAGGAGCACCAGCAGTTATTTCTAATATAGGTCTTAAAACAGCTACAGCTTTTTCCTGTAAAGTCTCAGTGTCTTTTAATTGTTTTACAATTCTTCTAAAGGTTTCATCATAAGGATTTATGATAGTTCTTGAAGGTCTTCTCTCTCCTAAGATAGTCCAGTTTAATCCAGCTTCTGCTGCTCCACCTAATAAAGGAACTGAATAAATTAAATTTAATGGTGACATAAATACTCTTCTCCACACTTCTGCTTTATCATCATCATCTCCAAAGGCATACTTACCTAAGTTTGCTGTGAATGTAAACATAGCATTTGCTACAAAAAGGTTTGTTGAAACTGCTCTTAAATCTTTAGCTTGAGGTCTTTTACCCTGACTCAAGCTTTTCATTATACCTCCCATACCTTGTGCTGTTTTATTGACTTGAAGAAAAGTTGTACTTAAAAACATAGTGAACACTCTCATTAAAGCATTATTACTTCTTTGTAATTCTATTTTATCTGCACCTCTTCTACTTTGCTGCGTGGCATTATAGTCATTAAATATTTTTAAAGCTTCTTCTTGTGACATTCCATTTGCTATATTCCTGTTATATACAGCTTTATATCCCATCACTCCAAGTAAATCTCCTATTACTGTCGGTGAAGCTGCTGCGGCTCTACCTACTCTAATAATTCTTTGTCCTCTTTTCTTTGATTCTCTTCCCAGCCTTCCACCAGCTTCTAGTCCGTATAAATCTCCACCAAAACCTTTTTCAAATCTATCTCTGAATGACGCAGAAATTTGTTTTGTTTCTGCCATTTGCTGTGGAAGAGTTAAATACACATACATCATATCTCCTGCAAATCCTATAAGGTCAGATATAAATTCTAAAGGTGAACGAGAGCCTGTTTTATTTAAATACCTATACTGCTCAAAAGCATTAACAAACGATGAGGCTTGTTTTGCAATTTGAATAGCTTTAAACGATAAGGCAAAACCTGTAAAGTTTGTAAGAAGCCAAGAGTTTTTTGCTAGTTGCTGGCTAATACCATAATTAGGATTGATACTTGTATCTACACTTCGTTTAAAAAAGTCTGATAGACCCATGGTATCTTTCATTAATCTAACTACAGCAGGCGTTTTTATTATGGTGTTTAATGTTTCTACTACAGGAGCATAAGCAACGTATCTTTCAGTAGTTTCTAAATGATTTGTAAGCGTGTTTAAAAATGTTTGATTAGGATTTATATTAACTCTTCCTTTTACATTTGTTCTTTGTAAAAGAGGAGCTGTTTCAGCATTAAATATATTACTAAATTCTCCACGCATCATGTTTTGTATAGCTGTCTCATCAATAGGTGTATCTCTTACTGTTCTAGTAGGGAAATAATTATCTATCCTAGGTAAATTAATATCGTTCACTGCTCTATAAGTATCGTTTACTCTTTCGTAATTATCTGTACTTAAATAATCAACAGTCTTATCTACAAACTCAACTATTTGTTTTCCTAATATTATTTTAATCTCTTCTATTTTCGCTGCATCAAACCCATCTTTTTCTAACATAGCAGCTTGTTGGTCATTAAGACTTAGCGCATATATTCTAGCTAAATTATCTTTTGATAACTTAAAGGTTTTACCATTTGCTTTTATTTCTAATTGTTTTGGAGTAAATAATTTTTGTATTTGAGTGTAGTTGTCTATACCTTCAATACTGGCAGCTATTTCATTAAGCTTATCAATCTGATTAAACTTTCCTCTTAATGATTGTTCTTCTGCCACATTTACATTGTCGTAAAAATTTTTATAAAAAGCTCCTTCAACATTCCCGTCTAACTGTCTTGCCATTGTTCCAATGTTTAACATATTAGACTTTAGTGTTTTCATTATATTCGGTGCATCAAACGCTTGAAATTTTTGATATACTTGTCTAAGGTTATTCCAAACTCCTTTACCATCTAGTATGTTCCATATACTTGTTTGTAAAGCTTTTTGTTGTAAGTCTGTGTCGCTTAGTAGATTACCCTGCTCATCAAATAAAAACGGATAGTTTTGTTTTATCTCTGCTTCAAACTCATCTTGTATTTTCTTAGCACGTGCAGCTTTTATCTCTCTAATTCTATTTAAATCTGCTATAGCTTGACTTCTAGCTAGTTTTAAATCGTTCAACAAATCTTGTACTTCCTCTAAAGATTTACTTTCAATATCAGAAAACAATTCGATAGCAGTAACCCTGTCTAAAAAAGCCGACTCAGATTGTAAAAGTTTTACTCCAGATATTTCTTTTCTAGTCAATTCATTTATTCTATCCACATCATTTAGCTCTCTCATCATATTATTATAAGCATCTATGTCTCCACCTAATACTGTTTTTAATACTTTGTTTACCTCCTGAAAAAATTGTTTTCCTTGAGCTGATATATCACCACCCCTTGATTTATTGGAACGAGTCTTTCTGATTCTAGCTTTCTTACGTGCTAAAGTTTGTATTTCTTTTATAAGTTTTTGTCTTTGTTTTTCTCTAATACCTTGTATGTCTCTAACTATTTTTTCTGCAACAGCAGGTAAGTCTTGCTTAGATGTTACTTTGTTTATAGACGCTACAAACTTCTTTATGTTTGCACTGCTTGGTAATACATCCCTAATAAATTTTGTAACCTTAGCCTGTGCGGATTTTAAATCTTTTACACCCTCTTTGAATGTTTTTATTTCTTGTTTGATACCTTTTATTTCTTGTTGAATTTTTCTGTTAGCAGTAGTGCCTATACTTTTATCCAAAGCAATATCTAACTCTTGTTGTTCTATGGTATCTAAGTTTTGATATACTTCTGAAGCTCTTAAAATCTCTAGCGCTTTTTCTCTTATCTCACCCCTAGTCTTCTCTTCTTTTGCTTGAAACTCGTTTAATTGTTTTTGTATATCTTCAAACAAAGGTTGCCCCACATTTATACCCCCTGGTATATTTGCAAAAGCTGCCGGTAAAGGTATACCTACAGACTCTTCAGATATTCTACGAGCCTCCTCTAAAACAGGTTTTATATCTCTAACTTTAAATCCTCTGCCTTGTAAAACTTTTTGAATAGCCGCATCGGAAAAACCTCTCTCTCTCCCTACAGCAATTGTCTCTACTATGCCTGCGGATGGGTCATTAATTACTTCAATAAGTTCATTAACTTGGTCTTGAGGTGCATCAATAACTTCTTCTTCAACTACTTCTTCAACTACTTCTTGTGTTGGAGTTGCAGTTTCTCTGGCTATTGCTTGCTCGACCTTCTGATAAAGGCTTGTCCCTTCAAGTTGTTGTTGTATGGAGCTTTCCTTAAGAGATTCAAGAATCTCCTGCCTTCTTCCTCTAGTGATATATCTTGAGTTGATACCTCTGGTTTCTGTGGCTTCGAATTGGATTCCTTTTTCATCTAATTTTCTTTTAAGTGAACCTAGCTTTTTTAAAAACTCTTTTGTTTCAGTTACTTCGTCTAGGTTTAGTAAAGATAAAGAATTATTTTGTTCATTCAAAGTAAAATCTGTAATCCCTGATTCCTTAAGGGCTTCCAGCGTTCCTTGCACATCTGAAACGTTCAAAAGAAACTCTTCTCCGTTCTTAGTAGGGTCTGTTTCTTCAACATAATCTGCTGCAATAGTAGACTCCTGTGTTTCTGGAGCAAGAGCTCCTAACATACTAGCGATTTGGTCAGCTTGTTCTCTTGTTGTTCCTTCACCTAATCTAATTACATTTGATATTTCTACTATTTCTGTACCCGCATTATTTTTATATCCACCAATCGCTTCTTCTATTGTTCCAGTTATACCAAAGTCGTCAAGAACATCATTGATAGTTTGTATTTGCTGTTGATATTTTTCTCCTTTTCTAAGCTCTAAAGCCTCGTCAACTGTTGCAATAGTGGTATCAAACAATGGCGCTACATTAATAGTAGCAGTGTCGCCTACGACAGTTTCACTAATTTTGGATAAAGAAGTAAGCTCTGCATCTATCTCTGAAATTCTTTCTTGTTCAGGTGCACTTAAAGAAGCATCGTCAATCTCATCTACTTTTTGTTGAAGACCATCTCTTTCTCTTAAGAGGTTAGCTGCTTCTATTTTTTGTTCTCCAGTTAATTTAGTAGCATCAAGCTTTACCTCTATTATTGAAGTATCAAAAAAGTTTTGTCTAATTCTTTTAGCATCTTCTTCGGTCATTTCGCCCGACTCTACTCTTTTCTTTAACTCTTTATCTAATATAACATCTGACCTTTTGACTTTAGATAAATCAAATTGTAAATCTCCTATGGTTGGATTTTCAAAAGCTGTTGTAATATTGTTAAACTCTGTAGGCTTTAAAATTTTATTTATTTTAGTTTCAGCTACAGCTTCGTTTATAAGTTTTCTTCCATTGTTCACAGCTATAGGAGAAGCATATACATTACCACCTGCAAATCCCGCTGTGAAAGCATCTGGAACTCCTTCATATAAAGGTCTTCCGTTTATTGCGTTTTGAGTAATTTGTGTTGCAACCTCTTCAATACCCTCTGCCATACCCTGTGTTATAGGCCCAAACTTTTTTAAAGCACTTTCATACGCACCAATTAAACCTTGTCTAAATGTTTGACTTCCTACTTTAACACCTTCTTTAAATATAATATCTTTATATACTTTACCTAAAGTTCCAGATGTTATTGTAGTAAATACCATTTCAGCAGCTGCTAATCCAACCGCTTTACTTAATGTTTGAAAATCAGATTGCTCTGGATTCTCCTCTCTTTGTGCTCTTAGCTCTGTACCTGTCATAGCAGTGGTAGCTCCAGCAGCAGTTCTTGCAAGACCCACACCTGACAAAGATGACATCATAATACCCAGAGTAACCGGTGCACTTTCAAATAAAGTATTTCCTAATTGCACAAACCCATCGGATATGTTTCCTTTTTTAAAATTTTCTACTATCCCCCCTTCGACATTTTGTTCTCTATCATATATAGCAGCTCTTTTTCCTCTGTATTCTTGTTCTTTAATTAATGATTCCAAAAGCGTGTCTGTTCCTAAAAACTCATTAATATTAGCTACTCTTTCCTCAATTGGTGGAGCTTCTTTTCCTGAAATTTTTTTGAATAAAGGGTCAGTTAAGGTAGCAGCAGCAGTGTATATTGTGCCTGGTAAACTAACAAGCATTTCTCCTAAAGACCTGTCACCTTTAGCAAATCTATTCATAAATGCTTTTATTTGACTATCATCAGCTATATCATCTCGTTTAGCTTCTACTTCTTTAAGAAATTCTTGAGGAGTGGTTTTATATTTATTAGCCAGTTGTTCTACTTTTACTTGTTCATAAGGAAGAAGCTGGTCAAAATCATAAGTCTGAAGCTCAGCAGCAGTGGTTATAATATCCATCGGCCTTTCTTCATCTCTTTCTTGTTGAGCTTTTACAGCATCAACACCTAAATATCTTCTTGCATCTGTATCAGATATATTTGGGTCAGCTAATATTTCTTCTTTAGTTCTTGAAACTAGTTGTGGTGGTTGCGCCAAAGAACCATCTTCCGATTGTGAAACCGTAACGGGTTCGGGAGTGGGTTTTTTTTTTACAAAAGCAGAGCCAAATTGTTCAAATGTTGTAGTTCCAAATAATCCGGCGTCGCTTCCTAGTTGAAATAAAAGAGCTTGTTGCTCTCTGGAGGCATTAGAAAACTCTTCTAGTGAAGCTGCTTCGCTTGAAAGTAGTCCATTAGAAATATATAAATCATATAATTGCTCTAATTGTTCCATTAATTTCCTTGAAATATTATATCACCTGCTCTAGTTCCTCTTGCTGTTGTTGCTTTTTGAAACTCTAACAAAGTAAATATATCGTCTATACTTTGATATAAAGGTATTTCAAAAAGTATATCATTATATATTTGTGTTAAAGTTTTTCCTTCTAAATCTATAGGAGCTGCATCATCATCTTTACCTCCAAGTTTGTTTATTAATATCTGATTATTTTTTCTGTCATACTTAGCGCTTATACCTACAGTTCTTAGTCTTCTTAGCTCTTTGTTTATAGCGGTCTCACCTGCTATAGCATCTTTTCTTTTATCAGCTTGACCAGACTGTAAAATCTCTGGAGTTAAACCAGTGAGCAAACCTTCTAAGTTTATACTTAATTCTTCAAAAGCGTCTTCTTCTATTCCATCAGGGAATGCTGCAGCTATCTGCTCATCTGTTAAGCCTTTTTGTTTAAGAAGTTGTGTAAACAATTCAGGCGGCACTTTACCTCCTGACAATCTTAATGTATTAATTAAGTCAAGAGTTTCTCTTGTTTCATCTTTAGGTTTTTCTGGTTTAGGTTCTCTTCTATCAATGTTAAGAGCATTTAATAATTTTTGTTTAACATGGTCAAACGCTGCTTGTTTTTGTGTTTCTGTAATTTCAAATTGATTTGTGTCTTGATTAAAAAACAATTTGTTTTCTTCATCAGTTTTATTTGTAACAATTTGATAATTCATACTATCTGCAAGAACACTTTCAAGTTCAAACCCTTCATCTATCAAAGCGGATATTTCAGTGTCAAGACCTTTCATTAGCTCCTCATTACTAACTATCTCATCATATAGTTGCCCCTGATATCTTAAACTTCTACCCTCACTATCTTGTAAAAATTTAGTTCCTAAATTTTCTGCTATAGTATTTACAGCTCCATCTATATTATATTTGTCTCTGGTAAATTTAGAAAAATATCCAAGCTGAGAAACATCAAGAGTTTTACCCGTAGGCTTTCCGTCTTCACCAAGTTCTGATATAATAACCTCGCCTGTCTTTTGGTCTACATCTACTGACACCCTACCAAAATCTGTGAAGTCTTGAGTCAGCTCGTGCATAAATACTTCAATCTGAGAAGCTGTACCATCTTGTGCACGTTGAGCAAAATTATCAAAGTTTTTATTAAAAGACTCTACTGCATCAAAAAGAAGTTGTGTTCCAGACCTAGCGTTATTTTCCCATGCGTTATATTCTTGTAAGTTTTTCTCTTTACCTTTGAACAAATTAAGATTAGCTAATGAATATTGTCTTAACTGGTCAGAGAAGCCTGACATAATATTATTTAAAGCTGTGTTCTGACCTACAGGTCTGTTAAGTAAAGTTTTTTGAAAATCAGCTCTTTCATCTAAGATTTGTTTTTTAGTCGCTAGCCTTTCTTCTTCTTGTGATTTAAGTTGGTCAGTAAATTTTCTACTAACCGCAGACCAATCTACCGCTAAAGGCTCACTATCTCTTACGTATCCATATCCTGTTGGCATAATTTATATTTTATTTACCACTAATTGGTAATACTTTTTTTTCTTCTGTGTCAGTTTCATCTACTTCCACTTCTTCTTCATCATCATCAAATGGGCCTTTTTTACCTAAGCTAGCTGCTAAGTCACTTAATAAATCTATACCACCCATACGTGAAGCTGCCTCTTGTCTTCTTTGGTCTGCCAACATTCCCTGAAGTCCAGCGATTTGTTGCAATTGAAGTTCTGCAGCCTGTGCATCTGTCTGTTGTTGACCAATGGCTTTTCTTAAATCTAAGTTTGCTTTTTGTTCATCAAAGGTAGCTCCAGCTTTTTGTTGCGCCTCTTGTAAAGCCATTAAAGCTCTACCTCCTGAAGCTAAACCTCGCTGGTCTCCTTCAGAAACTCTTTGTAAAAAATCCCCTGCAGTTTGTCTTGTTGCATCTAAAGCTAACTCAAGACCCGTTGTTGGAACAGATAAACCTGCGAATCTATCAGTTTCTAATCTACCTTGTGCACTTTTAAATAGCTCATCTATCTGTCCTTGAAACTCATTTTGTAACCCTTGAGCCCTTCTTGCTTGCCCAAAACTAAATGCTGCCGGCAATCCTTTAGATAGTAATCCACTACCTACTTTTGAAACTGCTGCTTTACCTATAGCTGGTAATGCTTGTTTTGTTACAAATTGACCTACTGCTGGTAATGCTGTTTTAGTTAAGAATGTTCCCGCTGCGGGTAAAGCTGTTTTAGCTAAGAATGTTCCCGCTGCTGCGAGTGCTGAACCTATTGGCATATTATAATTTTTTTATCATTTCATTACAGTTTACATCTCCTTGTATATAACCCCAGTCTTTGTAAGTTTTGATAAGGTTATCATTTTTAAGAATAGCGTAAACAAATTTACTTCCTTTTTCTTTGCATATACTTGTCAAAACTCCTATCAAGTATTCTACTGCTTTGTGTCTTAATTTTTTATCTACACTTTTATCTGAGATAATCCATTCAACCCATGATACTTTTGAGTTTGTAAAATACACAAAACCAGCGCAAATAGGCTGATTGTTATGCAAAACCATTAGTCCTCCTTGTCCATCTTCTGGTAAAAATTCTTTTGGTGGAGGAGTCCAACCCCATTCTTTCCACCAATTTACCAAAACTTCTTCATAATCAGAAGGATTTAATTCAATTATATTAAATTCCATTCTATGCAAAGATACTAATTTTTACGGATAGCTTTTCATAGCCTCCGACTCTACAGCAAAGAGTTCTGTAGATGTTGTATTTTCATTTGTGAGGGTAAAAGTAAGTTGATGTCCTAGCATACCGTGAGTTTCAACCTCCATATTTTTAATATAAAGTATATAAGGCTGTGCTTCGCTTATGATTGTGCTGCCTGTTATATCAGTGTTAACAAATATTCTATTTATTCCACTCACTAAGTTAACTTCTATATTAGTTATTTGACCGCTGAAATTAATGGTAGTATAGGCCCCTTCAGAAAAATAAATATAATCTCCTATACTAACTATACTTCCAATAGATACTAAAGGTGAAACAGAAAAATTGATTGTTAGTACATTGTTACTCTGAGACCATGTGCTTGCTTTTCCAATACCATTGGCTGACCTTAGGGCATATTCGTCTGCGGCAGCAGGGATAGTACCTGTTTTTCTAAGGTACGCAAAGTAAGCTCCTTCTTTCTTTTCAAACCATCGTGAATCAATAAACCCATCATTTTGTATATCAGTTTGTAAATTAGCTGACCAAGGTGAATCTGACTCTAAATTAAGAGTTTTAAAGACTTTGTTTTCCAAAGGATTGTCATTAAACACACTTGTAATTTGTGAGTTATATTGTTGACCATAGTAGTTGTTTCTAAGTTCATTTGTGTTGTGTTTGTATAAATTACCGCCACTAAAAGTGTATAGATAATTATTCATACCTATCATCATGTCTGGTATATATGAATAAAATGATGGCCAGCCCTGAACACTTTCACTGTATGTAAGTGTATACTCAGTTTGAACTGGAGATGGAACTGGAGGTACAACACTAGGAACAGGCGAAGGTACAGGTGTTGGTGTGGGTGGTGTAGGTAAAGGCCCGGAACAAGTGGTTGAATTAAATATTAAATTGTTTTGGCCACCCATATATCCGTGATAATAACACTCATAGCTCATAATAAATGGCCCACCTATAACAGTGAGGGTAACATCGCCGTAATAATATGTATAAGGATTACCGTCTAACCCATTTTTAATACCTACTGAAGTTGTTCCGGTATAAGTAAATACATTAGTTAAATTAAAATTTTGAAATGCTATTGGATGGGCAGCAGGTATGTTTTTTAATACGTATGTACCTACTGTAACTCCATAAGTTCCATAGTTGCCGCCAAACACAAACTTATTTCCACCGCTTATATTTTGTATTGTAACCTCATCACTTCCTGTCAAACAATAATCTGGCACTGGTTGAGTAGGAGGCGTTGGAGGTGTAGGAGGCGTTGGAGGTGTAGGAGGCGTTGGTGTAACTGGTGAGGGCGCAGGGTTAACTGTACCACAAGCGGTGCTACAAGCTGTTGTTGTATTAACTGTAGTACCAGAAACAGAATTTCTTTGTATGCCTCCACTTGGCCCTGTTATGTCTATACAAGGTGATGATATTTCGCCTTCAAGCAATGTTATTCTTTGCTTTGTTCCATCACAACAAGTTATAGTCCATTCACATTGTCCTCCAACTGCACCTATATCACAGGTCAAAGTATAAATTACACAAGACATACATTAAATTTTATGTACAAATTTACGAATTTAAAAGTTAAGTTTAGTTTTGAATCCAGTCTCTAACTAAATTGTAAAAATTGGTATGAGGATAAGAGGATATATCGTGATTAGGAAAGGTAGCTTTATTAAAAACTTTATCTACACTATAATGCACAAAGTAATGGTTTTGTATGTTATAATCATTGTGTGAGGGTATATAAGTGTTATCTTGACTAATCATTTTTATTTTATGATTATGACAAACAATAGAAAAAGCAGTCATACAAGACCACCATTTCCAAAGTGGGTCACAGTCTGACTCTATAATTTTTTCAGCAATATTTATGACGTCATCTATTATTTTTTTTAAAGTTTTGTTTTTTATAAAAATAGGAATGAAACCACCATTCATGTACCCCTCGTCATTATGATGTAAATATGGTTGTATTTTGTAGTAATTTTTTTTTGATGAGTTTGCTATAAACATATGCCAGTCTTCATATCCATCGTAACATATTACATTGTCATCGCCCGGCAAAACATTATCATATTTTTTTAACATCACTACGTCCATATCAGATAGTACTATTATATCTTCGTCAGGAAAATTTTTAATTATAGGTTTAATAGCAGAAAAAACATTAATTACCACACAATTATCGTTTTTACTTTTAACATATTTCCATATTGGAGGACACATATGGTATGGTAATCCATGCAACTTCCAATCAATATCGTTATAAATTTTATCTTTCGTTGTGTTTTGTTTTACGACAGATAAAATACTATTATTAAAAGCTTCTTGTCCGTATATTTTTTTTTGTGCATATGACCAAAAATTAGCCATCCATTTATATCTATCATCTACAATTGAAACTGGTATAAATCTTAACATATTAAAAAGTTATGCCCTCTTGAGCAGGTTCAGGATATCTATGATTTAAATTAATATTGTTGTCGATTAAATTTTTTTTAAAATCTTTCAAAGCAAAAGGAAAAGTTATTTGACATTGTAAATGTTTATGTTTTTCTAATGAATTGTTTAAAGATTTAATTATTTTATCAAAGTCTTTGTGAGTGGTATCATATAAAATTAATCCAGTAAGAAACATTTCAACATTTTCTCCTTCATATTGTTGAACTGTATGTAAAATTTTTTTCATATCAACAGAATATCTTTTAAAACACATTGAGTTATAAAACTCTTTGTAAACATCAGCATTGTTTTTAAAAGCTAAAATAGGATACCCTTTTACGAGTTCAATTAATTTCTGTATATGTTCTTTCATTATAACCCATTTGTGGTCTACATATAAAATATATTTAGCTTCAGGTTTTAAATATTTTAATGTTTTAACCAGCTTTGATTTTCTACTACCTTCTACTAAACTTTTAGATTCGTTTTCATCAATAAAATATACATTCCAACCTTGATTTTTAATTAATTTAGTTTCTGCTTCATTTTTTTTAGTTGTTACAACATAAGCATTTTCACAATCAGTAAAATGAACTTTTGTAAAGTTACCAAACAAACCTGTCAGCACAGCTATTTTTTTCATTAGTAGCCCTCTAACTGATAATGAACGTAAAAGTTTCTAAAATATTTACCTCCAAAAACTTCTTTTCTACCGTGCTCACATATGGCTGATTCATAAAGAATCATATCGCCTGGCTTTGCATACACTTTATACCACTCTCCGTCATGTCCTCTTATATCTAAGGGCCAATCATCTGCATATTTTTTATTTTGACACCCACAAGTCAAATCTTTATCCACTATTATTATAGACGAAATATGATGCGTCTCAATTCTATCGGTATGTTCAGTTAGGGTTGCACCTTTTTGATATGACCTGATACCATAGATATAATTAGGAATTAATTTGTGCTTGCAAAAATCTTCGTGTACAGGTTTTAGCTCTTCATGTATAATTGTTTTGATAGTAGGTAGCCAACCAAAATCCATAATGGTGCTGTTACCAGGTATCCACTTTTCTTTATCTTCAAAAGTTTCATCTACTTCTTTTGATTGCAAAAGTTGATAGCTTTCTTTTATTAAATTCCATGCTTTGTCTGGACACTTGGTTATTTCAAATCCATTAGTAGTTAATTTAGGCAACGTTTTGTTTATATCTTCAACTATATCTGGTTTTACTTTAACTATTTTACTTTCATTAAGTTGACTTTCATCTATATTATTATTTTTTTCATCTTCATATAGTTGAGCATCTCCCGCTCCATCCCATTTTTTTTCTCTCCACCACGATGTTACTATATATTTTTTACCAGAAGTTACAGGCATACCTTCATGCAAAGTCTCAGGTAAAACTTTATTATCGCTCATATTAGCCCACCATAAAGCTTTACCGGTTACTGCTTTTACTTTTTTATTTAAGGTAGGAAAATTTGTTTCACCACCTTCGTAATCATCATTTAAATAAATCATTAAAGTATGAGTTCTGTTACCTGATGCTTTACAGTGCATATTATAAGCAGGGCCAGTAAAAAAATCATTGTGAGGTTTGAAATATTGACCTACTTCATATAGTTGTCCTTGTAAAGATTCCCCATTTTCAAAAGGCAAATTTAGGTGTTGACTTATTCTTTTGTGAATACTGTTTACTATAACATTAGAAGGGTCTAAATTACTTGTAGAGGATGTTCTATGGTCGGTGACATCCTCTCTATCAGTTCCACCTACTACTACGGATGAACGAGAATTATTTGAGTCAATTAGTTTTATAATTTCATCACACTCTTGGTGAGAAATAAAGTTGGGTATTTCGTGCATTTGATTAAATTAAATTTTTATAAAGATATAAAAATTATGGACAACCAGTACAGCTTGTAAATGAACTTCCATTCCAATATCTTGAATAAGAACCATTACTTATGTATATAGCACTAGGATAAAGACTTGAACAAGTGTTACTAGTTCCATACCATTCTGTTGCTAAACAAAATGATGCGTTATTAAAGTAATTTGTTTCTCTTCTTGAAGCTAAACAAGCATTGTTTCCACTTGTAGTATCTCTTCCAATATTATTTATTGCAAAACAATTGCTTGGAGTTGGTGTAGGAGGTGTTGGAGTAGGGGTTGGAACACCAGAAGCTTCACAGGTTGCACAATCAGTAAAAGGGTCATAATTAGTATACACAGGGCCAGTTGTTCCTCCTAAATCTATGTACTCATAACATATACCTGATATTTTAAGAACATTAGGGAATGTTGTTCCTCCTGGGCCGCTTACCTCGGCGAGTATATCTCCACCTCCAGTTGCACAATCTCCATATCTTGCATATACTGTTGCTGGCACAGGTGGTGGTGTTGGTACAGGAGGTGTAGGAGGTACAGGCGCAGGCTGAAATCCTCCACAACTTGATTGAATATTGATATATGTTACTTGCGAATCATAAAAATTAGCATTAGCATTAGTAATTACCCAATACTTTGTTCCATCAAAACCCGGATTACCTCCTGATGCTATTCCTAATAAAGTCATAGCTAAACCATTGGCAAGTGTAGGTGCGGTTAGATTTATTACCCTAACATTGTATGTAGGAGCTCCTTGGTAACATTCCTGAATTTCTATATCCTGAAAAGTAGCTGGAGTAGGTGGTACTGGAGGTGGACTAGGAGGCGTAGTAGGTGGACATCCTGTGCTTGTCCCTACTGCTTGTATGTTTTGACATCCTAAACCTTGGTCAGAGGTTTGTCCTACATCTCCACTATATTTGTAAAATACAGGATTACTACCTGAAGTACCATCAACAAATCTTTGATTAGAAGCCGGTTGAGTTGGGCTTTGATAATAACAATCTTGAGGCGAGATTCCACTGCTGTCTGGACAACCAATAAGCCTATAAAACAACTGTGGTTGAGGTGTTGGTACAGGAGTCGGCGTTGGCGTTGGGGTTGGCGTTGGTGTCGGAGTCGGAGGCGTCGGAGGCGTCGGTGGGATTCCTTGACAGTCAGAACAGTTTGAATAAGTTAAAGTAGGTATGTCTACAGTGCTGGTAGAACCAGTGCTTTGAGCATTACTATAACATATATTAAGATATTTTACCACAGTAGGTATTATCAATCCTTGTCCATCAACAAATCTAAAAATTTGTTTTGCAGCTGAATCATCACACTGCGAATACTCTCTGTAAGTAAAAGTAGGTGTTGGTACAGGCGTTGGTACAGGAACTGTTGCTTGACATGCCGGACAATCTGCAAATGTTGGTAAAGTTGTTATATCAGTATTAGATGTTGAAGATGTAGCTTGTGGATTTTCATAACATTCTCCATCAAATTTAATAAAACCAGGGAATGAATATCCAAATGCTCCTTTTGCAATCATAATTATGCTAGCATCATTACATTGCTGATACTGTCTAAACTCTTCAGTAGGCGTTGGTGTTGGTGTGGGTGTTGGTGGAGTAGGTGGATTAGTATTTCTATAATCATAAACAATATATAAATTGTTACCCGAAGCTGGCACAGTAAATGAACCAGAGTATAAACTAGGAGCTTGAGATGTATTCAGTGGCATTGATATAGCTTGACTCAACAAGCTAGTAATTGATGTAATATCGTTAGTAAATACAGTGTCTGTTCTTAAATATGCAAATCCGTTAGCATTAGTGTCAAAGACAAAATCATCAAAATTAAATTTGTTTGCAGCAATAGTCATAACCGAACCATCAGTAGGCAATAATCCAACTCCTTGATTTCCACTTACTACATTATATTGAGATATAACAAAATTTCCTGTGCCACTACCAAATGGTACTAAATTAGATTGTGTTGCTGATATCAAACTTCCATCTGACCAAGAGGCTTCGTTATGAATAAACTCTCCAGCATTTATAGTGTCTGTAACACAAATACTATAAAGGTTTAATAATGAACCACTAGGACATCCGACAGTAATTTCTATAGTGTCATCTACGGTAGCAGTAGATGTAACCTCTATAATAACTTGATTGATTGTTGTGTTGTTTTTAGGAAAAGTAAAACTGCCGCTTGAATAAATAACACCTGTAGTAGTAGAAACACCATCATAAATTGCTGTTATTGTATAACCTATTGGACTAACCGCTCCTTCAGTTTCAATTTGCACTCCATTTTCAGTTACAATATCTTGAGAAGTAAGTTCTGTAATAATATCTTGAGACCCTTCATCAGGTATTACATAAGAAACTAAAACATCACCAACTTGTTCTTCTAAATCTACACAGTATATAAATTCATTATTTGCGGGTACTGTTATATCTCTTGTAACCCCACAAGCAGTACACTTGGCTACTTCTGGTTTCAATATAGTGTTTGAGGTTAACACATATTCATTCATGTAAGGGTCATATCCTCCCAGTTTTTGTGTAGTAAATGCAGCAGTAAATAAATCTCTAAACCAACTTCTCATACCTGCCTCTGATATTACTCTCAGTTGTTCATTAGAAGCTGAGCTTCCAACTAAATGTATAACTGCGCTTCTTTTAGCATCGGTAAAATATTTACTTTCACCCCATACAGCAAAACTTTCAGGATTATTACTAATACCATAGTCTTCTATTCTGGCTATTTGTTTACCTAAAACTTCTGGCACAGAAGTAAGTTGTCCATTACCACTTGCATCACTTAACAAGTCTTTACCAGCTAGCACGTAAGATATTTTATCTTCTTGTAAAACTAATATATCGTCACGCCTTGCATTTAAAATCTCTACATCACCAAAAGTTTCTTCTAATGGTTTGAAATTTGCTAAACCAAGATTAAATTCATTTAGCTTGTTTACGTTTGTTTCATCGTTAAAAACACCACTGTAAGTTAAATCAGCAAATCTGTGTGCTTTTTGAAAAGTAGTATTAGATGTAGTAAAGGTTCTATTTCCTAAATTAAATTGTGCACCAAAAGATTCGTCTAAAATTTTAAAACTCTCAACTCCATTTCCAAATGTAAAACAATTTGAAAAATCAGTAAGAACAACACCAGGCACTTGAGCGCTTATGTCTTGGTCTTGTACATTTCCTAAATGATTACCTACACTATCTATTTCAAATGTTTGAGCACTTTCATACCATAAATCAGGTAAAGCTTCTTTAGGTTCAGTTTCAAAAACTACAACTGAATCTCTTCTGTATATTGTAAAATCAACTCTTACCTGAGAATCTCCTTTAGAACTTCTTGAAGCACAACCAGTTGTTCCCGAAACAAGTAAATAGAAACTATCCGATGATGTACTCGTATCCTTATAAAGCCTATAATAATTAACATTGTTTGGGTCTGTTGCAGTTGAACCAAAAACAGTTAATATATCACTAGACATATTTGAACCTTTGTTTGCTTGAGAAGGCAAACCAGCTCCTGAATCAGTAGCAGTTATAAATTCATTTGAAACATTAGCTGGACTAACTGTAGCGTTATTTTGTATTATAGTTTGTAAATCTTCACCATCAAAAAACTCTTGTACACCTGCATAAGTGTCACTACAAATGATGGTTTGCTCTAGTATACTTGTTCTTCTTTCACACTGATTTCCAGTGCCAGGTCTTTCCTGTTCTATTCTCATTACCACTCTTGTTCCTACAGGAAAATTATAATTTGAAGTAAAAGCACCTGACGAATTTCTTAAAAAGAAAGGATAAGCAATTATAGGAAACCTTCTGGCTGCTTGTGCCGTTACAGGTTCAACTTTTTCATCTACTACATCGTCATCATCCATAACAGCTTGAAAAGCAATATTACTAAGTTTCATATAAACACCTGCTGGTATAACACTAATACCGGTGACTGTTATAAAATCCTTTTGTTGATTTACTACTTCTAGGACTGTAGCTTCTGTACATTGGTTTAGTGGGCCTGCTATATCTCTTTTGACTGTTAATCTATCTCCATCTTTTACTTTACCTATGTTATCTCCTTCTAATAGAAAGTAAACGTTGTTACTATTGTCATCTTCATAAAATATACTACTATAAATAGTCTCATAACTTTCTCTATCTGCTTTTATACAAAACTTATATCTTGTGGCAAAACTAGGAGCTCTTTGGGTTATTGGAATGTTGACCTGTATTTCATTTTTAGATGATGAAGCATTACATCCTATAAACAAAGTATTGTTTGTACTTACAAGAGCAGTGGATGCTCTATTAAAAGAGTCCATATATATAATACCAATCTCATATCCACGATTACTATGTAAACTGCTCGTGTTAGATACTTCTGCAAGTGTTGCTGAAAAATTTGTAATCTTATAATATTCTACTAATGTATTTGTACCTACGCCTGTTTCTTCATATTCAGCTGCTAATATTTGTAATTGTAAAGTGGCTGGCAATATAACGGAGGCTGCTATACCTTCACCAGCTGAAGGAAGAGCGGGAGTTGAACTGGTTCTTCCGCTACGGTTTACATCATATTGTGTAGCTGCATTTGTCCCTAATTGTGCCTCAAGTGAAGAATTGAAAACATCTGTAAAAGTTGTTCCATCTCCATTTTGAGCATTTGCTAAAGTTTGAATACCAGAGGTTAATAAACCAAATTTT